CGCTGGAGTCAAAGGTGGCGATCCTAAAGAAGTAATTGTACAAGTTCCTTGTATGGAAATGTATGGCGAGTCTTGTTCTGTACTTAATGAGGTACGAGGCTGGTTTAAAGACGCTTCACTAGAGGACATGGGTCGCAAGTATTGGAAGAAGCGATCGTATTTGTTCCAAGGTTTTGTTGTTGACGATCCGTTGAACGAGGATAGCAAACCAGAGAATCCAATTCGCAGGTTTGTAATTGGTCCACAAATCTTTACACTTGTAAAGGATGCGTTAATGGATCCGGATATGGAAGAACTGCCAACTGATTATACAGCAGGCTTAGACTTTAGACTGAAGAAGTCTTCCAAAGGCGGCTATGCGGACTACTCTACGTCTTCTTGGGCACGACGAACACGCCCACTAGATGACAAAGAGATGCAGGCTATTAACAACTTTGGCCTGTTCAACCTTAACGACTTCCTGCCTAAAAAGCCAGGAGACGTCGAACAAAAAATTATCAAAGAATTGTTTGAAGCTTCTGTAGACGGAGAAGCATATGATGAAGAACGCTTTGGTAACTACTTCCGTCCATATGGTTTGGCATCTAGAACTGGTGATCCGGTTGCTAGAGAGTCGGCTCCTGCACCTGCACCTGCACCTGCTCCAGAAGCAGAAACTAAAGTAGAGGACGAGGATCCGCCATTTGAGCCAGACGCACCTGCAACGCCAAAAGCGGCAACCAAGGCAACAGACTCTAATGCTGATAATATTTTAGCCATGATTAGAGCTCGCCAGAACGCTGATTAATAACTACATATATGATGCCTGTTAAAGGCATCATATCTTCTTTTGACTTAACAGGATAATCTATGGCCAAATCTTTTGACCCATCAAAATTTAGAACACAACTAACTAAATCTATAACTGGCATGAGTGCTGGTTTTAATGATCCTACTGATTGGATCTCTACAGGCAACTACGCTCTTAACTATCTCATATCAGGAGACTTCTACAAAGGCATTCCGCTTGGTAAGGTATCGGTATTTGCAGGAGAGTCAGGCGCAGGCAAGTCTTATATCTGCTCAGGTAACATTGTAAAGGCAGCACAAGAACAAGGCATCTTTGTTGTTGTTATTGACTCAGAGAATGCGCTAGACGAAACTTGGCTACAAGCACTAGGTGTTGACACGTCTGAGAGCAAGCTACTAAAACTCAATATGAGCATGATTGACGATGTAGCTAAAACTATTTCTGTCTTTATGGAAAGCTACAGAGAGTCTGAGACTGAAGAGCGCCCTAAAGTTTTATTTGTAGTTGACTCATTAGGTATGCTACTTACACCAACTGATGTGGATCAGTTTACTAAAGGCGATATGAAAGGTGATATGGGTAGAAAGCCCAAGGCACTAACATCACTTGTTAGAAACTGCGTCAATATGTTTGGTAGTCACAATGTAGGACTAGTAGCAACTAATCATACATACGCATCACAAGATATGTTTGATCCAGATGATAAGATATCAGGTGGACAAGGCTTTATCTATGCTTCGTCTATTGTAGTAGCTATGAAGAAGCTAAAACTAAAAGAGGACGAGGAAGGTAATAAGACTTCATCGGTAAACGGTATTCGTTCAGCTTGTAAGGTAATGAAGACACGTTACGCTAAACCGTTTGAAGGAGTACAGGTAAAGATTCCTTATACACAAGGTATGTCTCCTACTAGCGGACTTGTAGATCTCTTTGAGAAGAAAGAGATACTAATTAAATCAGGCAACAGACTTCTATACACTGATCCAGACGGCAATGAGATACTAAAGTATCGCAAGGCCTGGGAATCTAATGAAGATAATTGTTTACACAATATCATGGATAATGTTTTATCACATTCCCTCGACGAGGTAAATAGTGACGATAACAATTTAGATACAGGAGATGAATAATATGGAAGTAGGTCACATTGTTGACATTTGGTTACTATTTAAAGATCAGATTGATAAAAAAGTTATAAGCATTACCGCAGAGCAATATGTAGATCAACTCGCAGACTTTGGCGTAACAGATCAAACTCTAAAGATGGCAATGGGTAACTGTGATACTTTAGATGCTGCTATCGCTTATTACTTAGACTTAGACCTTGACTCAGACTTTGACGAGTAACTATGGCTGGATGGTACAGCAGAGTTTCTAGAGACACTGGGGCAATCCCTGACGCTATTACACACTTTGAAACAGAGCTCGTAGAAGCTAGGAAAGAATGTAAACTATCAGGCAACCTAGAGAAGGCATGTGCCGCTATGCCTGGCATAGTAGAACACCGCTTCAATCAATTACAAGAGATTGAAGCTATACTTAATTTGTTAAACATACAACACCGTAAATTAAAATCTACATTCTTTAAAAAGTATTTAGAGAACTATCAACGTGCTCTGTCCTCTCGTGACTGCGAGAAGTATGTAGACGGAGAAGATGATGTTGTAGACTTTGATCTAATTGTTAACGAATGGGCACTGCTACGAAACAAATGGCTAGGAGTGCTTAAAGGATTAGATCAGAAGCAATGGCAGTTAACAAACATTACTAAACTAAGAGTAGCCGGCATGGAGGACTCTACAGTATGATATATGAACTTCATAGACAGCATAGAGGCAACGCAGGAGACTTTTATTGTAATCCTAGCAGATACTTTGATGATTTTTTTGCTAAGACTTGTCCTATTCAACATCAAGATAATCCTAAGTATCAAATCAATGATGCTAAGGATAAGATTGTTGTAATAGGCGGAGGCGGCTTAATACATCCAACATTTACAGAACATGTTAATAACATAGTAAAACAAAGACCCTCGAAGCTCATAGCTTGGGGTATTGGTACTAACTATAATGTAAATAAAGATAAAGGATATCCAGAATGGATTGAAGACGCTGACTTAGTTGGCTTGAGAGATTACAATGCTAGAGTTGGAGAATATCTACCTTGTGCAACCTGTCTGCATCCTGCGTTTGATAGTCCATATAGCATAGAGCATAACAAAGTATATTATCTACACGCAGGAAAAGAGAAGCCAGATGTAGATGCCCCTGTACTGACTAATAAGGCAAAAGACATTTATAGAATAATAAAGTTTTTAGCTTCAGCTGAGACTGTAGTAACGACAAGTTATCACGGAGCTTACTGGGCTATGCTACTTGGCAAAAATGTTCAAGTAGTGCCATGGAGTACTAAGTTTAAAACTTTTAAATATGCTCCAGTAATGTTAGAGTCAGTACACGAAGTATCTAATGATACTATGAGCATTCCTAATGATTACCTTGAGGAATGTAGAAATTTAAATAGAAAGTTTTATGAGCGATTTAAAAGTTTATGTGGGTTATGATTCTAGAGAGGACATAGCTTATCGTGTATGCGAGCATTCTATATATTTTAGATCTCGTAATGTAGAAGTTATTCCACTAAAGAAATATCAGCTAATAGCAGATAAAATTTATACACGTGGCGATGATGCACTTTCGGCTACTGAGTTTACCTTTACAAGATTTCTAGTTCCTTATCTACAAAACTATAAAGGCTGGGCATTGTTTATAGATTGTGATACTATAGCTCAAACTAATATCAAAGAGTTATTTGATTATGCTAATCGTAAGTATGCGGTAATGTGTGTACAGCACAACTACCTGCCTACCTCAGAAACTAAAATGGATAATAGACCCCAATACCTTTATCCTAGGAAGAACTGGTCTTCTGTAATGCTTATTAATTGTGCTCATAAGAAAAATAAAATACTTACACCTGAATTTATCTCTGACGAAGAAACTACAGGAGCATATTTACACAGGTTCACCTGGCTAGACAATAATGAAATAGGATCTCTACCTGTAGATTGGAACTGGATATCAGGCTGGTACAGAGAACCTGCTGACGGCAAACCTAAACTAATACATTACACCGAAGGCGGCCCATGGTTCAAAAACTATTTCTTTACACCGTATCATGAACGCTGGAAGCGAGAATATCATTATCTAACAAAACAAAGATTCTCTCAAGACGATGTAATTGATAAATGAAAGTTGTAGCTTACTTTGGAGGCGCTCCTAATCCTACAAGGTCAAATCACAAGCTAGATATACTTCATGACATTATTGAAGGTGTAAACAAAAAAGGCGACGAAGGTGTAGAGCATTATCATCGCACAATAGAAGAATGTGACGTTGGGATTATACAAGGCTTTGTTCACGAGCAGTCTGACAGAGTACCACACCTTAACTTTAGGCGTGATGTTCTAGCAGATCCTACTCCTACGCTTATAGCCGACTCTAATTTGTTTAACTATCGTACTGGCAAAGAACATCCTACTATGTACCATCGTTGGAGTTTAAATGGAGTCTTTCCCACCACCGGCAATTACTTTGATTATAACATAAAACCAAGACGCTGGGACCTTATTAGTAATGACCTCAATCTTAAATTACAACCGTATAGGAGAAACGGTAATCATATACTAATCTGTTGCCAACGTAATGGAGGTTGGAGTATGCGTGGATATGATGTACGTGATTGGCTAGTATCAACTGTTAAGAAAATAAAAAAGTTTTCTAATCGTCCTATAGTTATTAGACCACACCCAGGTGACAAGCATGCCTATCGCTACATTAAATCATTGAAGCATCAGTTTAACATTAAACACAGAATAAGCACTAATAGAAGTATTGTAACTGATCTAGATAATGCGTGGGCTACAGTTACATATAACTCTTCACCATCTGTAGTTTCAGCTATAGAAGGTATACCTGTATTCATAACAGATCCTGAACCGCAACACTCACAAGCCTATGAAGTAGCGAACACATCACTAGCAAAATTAGAATCACCAGAAGAGTTTGATAGACTTGAATGGGTGCAAAAGTTATCTATGTGTCATTGGAGTAAAGATGAACTTAGAACAGGAACTGCTTGGCGACACTTTAGAGATGCAATATAGAATTCATTCTTGGAGAGTTTGCTAAATCTTTTTCTTTGTGTTTAGCTTTTAAATGCCACATGACACGTTTAAATCTTTTATTAAATGGACTAAGAACTTTATCTGGTTTAGGTGATAATTCGTTATAAGAAAACTTTGGATCTTCAGCTACACATTCTGTAACACATCTGCCAAATGAATCACCATCAAAGGGCTTGTGCATATTTGAGAAATCACGTTTCATATATATGTTTCTATATTTTGTCCTAAACAATTCTTTTGACGGATGAGATCTATTAATTATAAAGAAGCCAGTCTCAACAGAATAATACCCATACTGTGGCACTCCTAGATGAGCAGAAAAATTATTGCTAATTAATGCCTCAATCCATTGTGGTGTAATACGACCTTCTGTTATTACATCTGCATCTATCCAAATTAGCTTTCCTTCGTTTGGAACTAAATTGTGCATTATAGGCCAAGACTTCTTTCCAAACATTCCACAACGAGAGTTTGAATGCTCTTCTTTTAAGAATGCAGATAACTCAGTAAACTGCGATAAACTTTCGCAATGTATACGTTCGTGATCAAAAGGAATAATGTCTTCTGTATAAACTGTTAAATGAAAAAAGGGACTCCAGTTCTTAGCCCACGAGCGTAACATGTAGTTGCCTACTTTCTCATAATAGGCATTACTCATGCTTGTTATTACTTTATATTCTTCCAATACTTCTCTATTCGTCTAACCATTAAATCTCTCAATGCAGAAGCACCACGCTTCTTTCTATCGCCTTTTAAATGATCAATATACTTGCCTAAGTCACAGTTTATAATAGGATGTCCACCGCCTCCTGTTCGTGCTTCTTTCAAATACATCTCAGCAGTTACATCATACATATCAGGATACATAACTTTAAACTCATTTAACACGTGGCCAAATACATACGAGTCGTGCCATTCTTCTAATGTAAAGATTCCTATGTTAGCATTCTCATACATCCATTTAAGTTTAGCTACAAACTGTCGTGCCTTAGCAGACGAAGTGTCTATTCCATAGAAGCCACACTCAGGCCAAGTCTGAGATCCTTTGCCTCTACCTACATATGTTAGCCACTTGTCATCTTTTAGAAACGCTTTAAAATCGTCATAGCTCCATGGAGAATGGACTACAGTATCAGCATCCATCCACACAACCCAATCGCCCTCGTGACGCTCACAAGCATCAAATACAGCATATACTTTATTGGAGAAGCGAATAGCATCCCATTTAAACTTTTTATCCCAGTCACGTGGACGCTTCTGTGGGAAGGGACAGGTGCCATTTGCCATAGGAACATCGTGCCAAGTCTTCTTAAATGCCAACAGCTCAGGCAA